TGAAGTTACCAATTGGCTGATCTTGGATTTGCGTTTTCTGAACGCGGAGCAACATACTCTTGTTGTAGGCAAGAGTAAGAACTTGCTCAGCTGGTACGACCAACGAAGCCGCGCCGAAAGGAGCAGTCGCGCTGTTTTCATCGTAGTCAGCAAGTGAACCATTAGCGATTGACAATACACGAACGCTGTTCACATCTACGAAAGTGTATCCATTTGAGCCGACATGAGGTGCGAACACTGAGCTTACGCTTAGTGGAATGTCCATCACATTGGCGGTTTTAGTACCGTAAGCCATAAAAACCCTCCAAGGTCTATTTAATTATCAACGAAACCCCTTTGCTTATTCCAATTGTACAGTAATGTCAAGTAGAAAAGCAATAGCAAAATAATGGTATTATTACAATATGCAATTACCGGTGAATTTCAAGCCTCGCTGGTATCAAGCAGAGGCATTACGAGCATTAGAGTCAGGCATCAGGCTGGCTGTTTGGTGTTGGTCAAGGCGTGGTGGTAAGGATAAAACAGCCTTCACCTATGCAGTGAATAAGATGGTCGAGAAACCAATGAACGTGGTTCTGGTTTTCCCTACCAAAGAACAGGGGCGAAAGTCCTTCTGGAATAACATTGAGAACGATGGCTTCAAGACCCTCGATGCTATTCCAGATGAACTGATCGCCAGCAAGCGTGATGATGAAATGCTTATCCGCCTCAAGAACGGATCGACCTTTCAGGTACTTGGTACCAAAGACCCTGATGCTCTTCGTGGTGCAAACGGTAAGCTATACATCTTCTCTGAGTTCGTGGACATCGACAGCGCGGCATACGATGTGGTCATTCCTATTATCGAGGTGAACGGTGGTCAGGTAATCATTCAAAGCACCCCGAAGATCGATGGTATCTCTGGTGGTACTTTCAAGATCATGTTTGATCGCGCCCTTGAGAACTGGACTGACGGTGATAAAAGTGAGTATGCCAGCCTCATCACTGCTCGCGAATATCTGAGTGAAGAAACCCTTGAGCGTATCCGCCAAGATACCATTGCTAAAAACGGCAATGACTTTTGGTTCCGACAGGAATTCCTCTGCGATTGGGGTCAGGCTTCAAGCACCTCATACTACGGTCAGGTACTCAAGATGATGGAAGAATCAGGCAGGATCGGTATTCACTCATATAACCCTGATTACCCTGTCTACACCGCTTGGGACTTGGGTATGTCTGATGCCACTGCAATAGCATTTTTTCAACATTATCTCACACCAAAAGGTCAAGTGAAAACTGCAATTATTGACTACTACGAATCGAGTAATTTGAAGAATGAATCACACGTCAAGTTCGTGCAAGCGAAGCCATATAACTATGCGTGGCACTTCTTCCCTCACGATGGATCGGTGCGTGATTCCGATGCCGTTGAGCGTATCGAGAAGATTCGCGAGATGGGTCTGACTAATAGTTCACTGCTGCGCCGCGAGCCGAAGGACGATGGTATCAACCGCGCCATCGCTGGCGTGGCGAAGGCTACGATCCACCAGCCGACAACGCTCGAGCTAGTTCGGAAGCTATACCTGTACAAGCGAAAATACAACCCGCTTACCGGCGACTACATGGGACCGGAACACAAAACCGAATCACACGCGGCGGATACTGTTCGATATATGTTCTGCGCTATCGAGCAGGAATTCGATGAAAAAACCTGCGTAATGTATGTTACGCAGGCTTCTCAAGATGACACTTATGAGTCTGATTTAGTAGAAACTACTTTTTATCAGCCGTCTTACTAGGGTCTTGCTCATCAGCTTTTGAAGGTGATGGGGTAGCAGAATCCTTAGTGGTGTCCTGAACTTTCTTGTCGTCAGGAAGGTCTTTCTTTTCATCAGCATCTTTCGATGTTGCTTTCTTTGAAACACCCTCGTTTTCTTCAGGCTCATCGGTAACTGGCGCACCCTCAGGTATATCGCGCTCAGCAGTACCAACGTCCTGAGGCTTCATCTCAGCCTCAGTGGTTGCAGCTTTGTCAAGCTTAGCATTTTTCTTTGCAAGCTTTTGTGCATCAGTGATGTTATCCTTGATGACAGCTTCGTTTTTTTCAACTTCAGCGCGAACGCCTTTTGAGTTTTTCTTTGCTTCAGCTTGCCCTGCGGCTACTGGATCAAATTGTTCAGCCATGATAGACCTCCGATTAGTTAGTTGCTACGAGTGTTATGTTTGCTGTACCAGTTACGGCAGCAAGGGCAGTAACACGAATCTTACCCATGCCAGCGGATCGAATTCTTCGGATACCCTGAGCAGCCGAAGCGATTGTTGCAGCGGCAGTACCGACAGTAATATCTTCAATAGCATTACCAACGACAGTACCGGCGACAGTGATCCAGTTAGTGCCATCAATGGTGTATTGGACTGACAGTGCGCCAGTATAAGTACCGACTACTTGAATTCCAACGGTATTGTAGTTACCGCCGAGGTCAAGCTCAACAGCCGAGTTCGCGGTTGCGACACCAGCAGGAACGAGGTTTTGAGTAGTAATTGCCCCTGTTTTGTATCCTGATGATTTACCCGGCTGCATGAGTTACCCCCTGTTATTATTTAGCTTTACCACTATTATCTGCTTTATCGGCAGATTTTTCAACCTTTTCTTCGTCTTTTGCCTTGACTGTTTCGGTTACTGTGGTACCGGGATTAGCTTTGGCTTCTTCATCAGATACGAATTGACCATCACCTGCATCACGATTGACCTTGCGATCCTTCTTTTCAGCTGGCTTTTTCTCTTCCTTGGCAGGTGCCTCGGTTGATTTCTTGCTAGTTCGGCTTTCGCGGTACTCGCGGACTCGGCGATCATAGTCGCTCTCGAAGTCTTTGCCTTGCGCTTCAGCTTCCTGAGCAGCCTTCTTGAATCGCTTAGAAGCCATATATTTGAGGACGTTGTAATCAGCAACATCTTCGATAGGAATCTGATACTGAGCCGCGATTCGTTCCATGACATCAGCATCGCGCTTGGTTTCTTCAAGCTCGATCAAGTCCTCAGGACTCAAACGCCAACCAAAATCTTGCTTGTTTTTCGCGTTCGGACCTTCATCGCTTGAGTTGAAAAACGCAGCGATGTGTTCAACAGTTGAAGCAATACGGATTTCACCAGTATTGATATTCTCAAAGACAATACCAATCTGATTTTTCTTTTCTTCCGCCTTGCGATCAGCTTCTTCTTGGGTTAGTAAAATTCGTGAATCAGCCATGACTATTCCTCCTCAGTCTGTTCATTATTTTTTTGAGCTTCTTCAGCCTGACGTTGAGCTTCGCGCTCATCATCAAGTTCTGACTTTACGCGGAAGGTGTAAGCGAATTTTTCTCGCTCACCATTCGGTTCTTGGTAGGCAACTGCGACACATTCGAGTTCGACACCATCGACTACAATTACTTTACCATCTTCAAATAATTGGCTTGACATAATATTATCCTCCATTAACCTTCATAATGTTTTTTAGCGGCAGCAGCCCATGCTTCCTCTTCAGGATCGGTAACGCTTCCGTTACCAGAAGAAGTAATATCTTCTCGATCCTGCTGAGTCTGCTTTCGGGTCGTGTCATCTTGTTGAGTTTTCTTCTCGGCAGCTTGGCTTTGAAGTTGTTGCACATACTGCTCATAAGGGCGTAATGCGCGAGTAAAGAACTTAGCGAGCGAAACAGGCGCATCAACAATGAGTCCAGTTTCTTTATCAACTACGAGTGTTGCCCGATAGTCAGCCCAAATTTCCTTGCGAAGATTTGGAAGCTTGGCGAGTAAGGTGCCGTACTTCGCCTTGACCTGATCGGCTTCATCACGTTGAGTAATCATCACATCTGAAACCTGAGCGACACGCTGTTCCATTTTGGCGCGCTCAGAGTCTTTGTGCTTCTGAGCGGCGAACAGCCAAGCAGTCGCTTCTTCTTCGGTGAATCGCTTTTTGGTAACAGGGTTAGTGTACTGCATGACATCGCGAGGAGTCTTGATAGGTTCACCCTGATCGTCAAGGATATCATCAGTCCAGTCAGGATAGAGTTCCTTTTGAACGTCAGCTTGCATAGCCCGATTATCGGCTTCGATTTCGCGTTGAGTCTGACGATATTGAGCAGTAGTGTTTTGAGGAGCCTCATCAGCTTCCTGCTCTAAATTTTCGTCCTTGTTCGGGTCGTCCACATCTTCTTGAGAATCATCAGATTTCTTGCCCTCGTCCTCTTCGCCTCCGTTTCCAGAAGCATCGTCAGTTCCTTTATCATCTGATTGAGTGGTATCGTTTTGTTGCTCATCGTCTTTTTTGTCCTCCGCTGAGATACCCTTTTCAGCTAAAAAGTTAGCTTCGGCATCACCCCAATCATCGACTTGATCCTGAGCTTGGTTGTGTTCATCTTGCATCAATCTTCTCCTTTATTCGTTTTTCTGATGTCTTTGACCGCTGATTCTAATTGCAGGAATAGAGGCTCAAGAATTCTGAAAGCCTCTTGTTTTGCATAAATCTGACGAAGCAGAAGCTTGACCGCTTCATCTTCGGGGTCGAGTTTCAACACATCAAAAGAATTGACGTGTTCAAGGTCTTTCAAATCCTTTTTGAATTTCTTGTAGACATCTTCAAGAGTTGAGAAATTGTCGGAGTCAGCATCAGGCACCGTTGCCGGTGTCGTATCTATCGGACTCCTATACTGTAATTCCTCGTTATCCATACTGACAATACCCTCTACTTGCTTATGGATTGAATATATCGCAGGTAAAAGGTATTGTCAAGTATTAGCTATTCATAGTCATTTGATTCTCAGCGCGCTCTTCCTGAGGCTGCTGAGGCGTAACCATTTCATTTGGGTTCATACGCTTGGATTCAGGTACGGTTTTCTCGAGAAGCATATCAGTGATCTGACCAGCTCGGCGTTGCATCGCAGGATTGCCTTCACCGTTTTGTAGGAATACCGTAAGCATATCTTGAAGATCGCCACGTTTCTTTTCGTCAAGTTCGTCCTTGCCAATGCTAAGTTCGATCTCAACTGACAGCGTTTCGATACCACCACTGCGCTTTTCTTTGCCGTTAGCACCGATAATAGGCTGACCCATTTCATCAGTTTCAACCTTACCAAGATAGAAATCTTCCCAATTAATCGTGAACTTATTGTCATCACCGATTGGTGGAACGAACTCTGGTGCTTCCTCGGTAGGTACGAATTTCTCTTCAGCAACGCGGTTAATCGCGTTCTTACACTCATCATCAACAATGACGGTCTGCTCACCCATTTGCTCACAAATATAGGTGTCGAGTGCCACCAGTGCGTACTGGCGTAGGAAGTTCTCTACGATGTTGGTTATCTGAGTAAGGGAAGAATTCTGGAAGCGTTCCTGCATCTTCACGCCCGGCGCGGTCTTGCTGAAGCCGAAGGCGTTGCTGTTGCCGTTTACGGTGCCGGTAGGCATACCCATGATGTTCTGAATCTGCGAAGCCATCTGCTGCGCGAACGGTACGAACTGCGCCAGCGCGCCGTTGTCGAGCGTGATTAGCTCGGCTTTGGCGTTCATATCTTGAGCTTCCCAAACAGCACCCTGCTTGAGCTGGACTGGCTTTGTGAAGCGACCACGTTTGAGGATCGGTGGTTTGCTGTTCAATAGAAGCATTGAAGTGATGTTCTGCAAGTATGCGTTCATCAGGTTTTGCCAAGGTGAGGCAAGGCGTACACGCGACACACCGAATGGTGTCAGTGCAGCTGGATCGATAACGAGTGCTTGAACACGAGGGAACCCAAAGCGAGATTTGTTCTCGATGACCTGAAGCGCGTCATCTTCGATTTGAGGGCAGAAGGTAATAAACTGACCACCACGACCAACTTCAAGCTTACGCACGAAGGTGTATGTCGGGGTATTCTCAGCGGCTTTTTTCTGCTGAGGATCGGACTGATAGATAGAATAATTATTTCCAGTTGGTGCCTCTTCAAGCAGTTTCCTGAGTAGAGGCACATTCCAAGTGGTATTTGGATTAGCTTCAGCAGCGCGAAGAATCTTGCGAACTCGAGTCTTGGTAAGGTTAGCGACAACGTAGAAGTGTCCAGCCTCGTTGAAGTCTTGAATACCCGGTTCTGGATCAAGATCGGCGTAGTGAAGCACTTTCATAGTTGTACCGAACTCATCGAACATTGAGCCGGTCGCAGTAATAGCTGGCGCATAACCATGAGTCAAGGCTTGCTGAGCTGCAATTTGTGCAGTAGATAGCAAGCCTTTACCGAAGGTGTCTTGATTGAAAACACCCTTACGAAGAATCCAACTTGAGAAGTGAGCCTGAATAGTTTGCTTACTGCCGTTTACAACAGCTGCAAAGATAGGTAATTGCTGAAGGGAATCACGAGGGATTGCGCGCACGAGTCCAGCGATAGTGGTATCGCCAACATATGCTGCGCCCGGTGCGTGATTGATTGGCACGCCATCAGCCAAGTTATCCAGATTTACAAAATCGTTTGTGTGGTTTTCGCGCCACTGCTTCGCGATTTTCCAATCACCAATAATCTCGGCGATATCAACGTCTGGATACATTTTTGTGGCTAGTGCGTTATTCTCTTCCATATTAATTACCATTCCCTCTTGTGTTTATTCTACCTCAAGTCAGGTTTAACTCCTAGATTCTCGCCTTCATACGATACAACTCGGAGCATATAGTCGTTATAGCCAGCTTCGGTTTCTATCCACCATTGTACCTCAGAAGCAAGGTTATTAATCGGAACTGGCTCACGAATATCCTCGCGAACAAGCGATGAAGCTGATTGATCTATTTGACCCGGTAGAGTCCAAGGCAGAACTCCCCCCATTCCAGCGTATACATATTGAGGATCAGACCAGCCACCTGAAGATGACAGGACGTACTCTGGTCCTTCAATATCAACATACTCAGTCTGCATTTCACCATCTTGGTCGCGATAATTCACACCAATTCGGATATTACCGATTAGACCGACAATGTAGAACATAGCCTGCACAACTGCTTGGAAAGCGTTTCGAGCATCATTGATGCCAATAAGCGCACCCTTGGCGTAGGTGCTGAAAGTTTGCGCGCCAGATGCAAGGTAATCGACAGTGCCGAAAGATTCAAATAGTTTGAAGGTCTTTTTACCCTGTCGAATGTAGACAAAGGCAGGACTGTTCGGAGGCGATACAGTACCAATCCATGTCGCAGGGATTTGAAGTGGTGGGTTCCACGCGCCATTATTATTGAGGTCGCGGATAAGGATTTCATTCGGAGTATCAAAGCCGTAACTTGGAACAATCCAAAGCACCCGGTTGCCCCAACCAGTACCGACAATTTCATCAAGTGCCTCGACCTTGATCCGCTCAGAATATGGCGAAATGTCAGTGTCGATCTCTTTGGTAGCAATCACATTTTGAAGTTGTGGCTGTGTATCCATAGAAGTAAATCCGTCCACACTCGGGAAGCTCAACTGACCCTTGTAATTAACCACACCAAGGCTAGATGCCACACCGGCGGCACCATAGTTCTGCTCAGTAACACCCCACACTACGAACGACTGGTTGCCATAATTAATCGTCTGTTGTTCGAGCGTAGCCTGTTTTGAAAGACCCTGAGTGTTCGAGAACAAGATTGTCAGACTTGGAATACCCTGACCGTTACGGAAGCCAATAACAGAAGCAGGATAGTAGTTCGTACCTTTTGACGGTTCGGATCGGAAGCCACCGTTTGAGCTTGAGAAGTCAAGCGCAAAATCACCATCACCACCAATCCATACGTTATGAGGGTTATCAACATCACCGAAGAGAACAGGGCGACCGTTCGTTTCGATGCCATATTTTACCTTCGGACCGTCAGTCGAGTTCACTGCTGGCGGATTACCACGACCAATATCGATTGCAAGCGTTCCGTTATCAACTACTGAAGTAGTTGCAAGATCAAGACCACCAGCGAGCAGTAGCATATCCGTATCTTGAATAGTGCCACCAGTAGAGGCGAGCGCAATGTAAAGATTCCACTTGGTTGCGTTGGCAGGGATACCGGCAGGTCTGGTAATAGTAAGATACTCGGAGCCGTCAGTTTTCCACTGATCTCGAGGCTTGTTGATAGTGTAGGTGAGTATCGAAGAAAGCTTCGTTTCGCCAGTCGCGGAGCTGAAGGTGTAGCCATAGTAGATTTTGTACGCGCCAGAGTTGGTGATGCCTGTCGGCGCGATCGTTACGGCGGTGGTAGGATCGGCGACAGCTGCATATTTTACGACTGTTTTATCTGAGAGTTTAACGTAACAAAGCTTGTCGCCATTGCCACCATTCAACACTAGAAGAACATCGAGAATACGGAGGAAGATAGGCTTGCCACCCATACCAGTTGTGATCGAGTTTGCACCGCCACAATCAGTCCAGGTGTTATCACCGTCTTTACAATATTTGATCTTGCCATCATCAGCGGTGAAGTTCAAAACCTCGCCTTGCCATACGGCAGGGAAAATCTGATAGCCATCTTGAACGGTATCGGGAAGCCAAGGGGTCAAAGACTTGCGAGGCGTAATGAAACCGTCAATGGTCATTTCAACATCATGCCCCTCAACGATTTGATTGCCCTTCGCGTTCTGTTCGCCATTCAGGTACATACCACCAGAGAAGCCGGTAACGTCTACGCTACCGATGTTCTTCTTTGGGATTTTAGCAGGATTGCGTACAGCCATTACCAAGCACCCCCAATGCCGCTGAAGTCATCATAAACAGCGGTATCACCAACACTCGTGGCGTTATTTTCAGCGATAGCCTTATCAAGCTCATCGGCGTACTGTTCAATGAATGACGGAGCAAGACCGCCCTGAACGATATCAGGTCGAATCGAGTTCTTGGCGGTGCCGAGTACCATAAGCTGATACGGAACTTGGTCAAGAACGCTCACGTTTGCAACTGACAATGGGGTAAGCTCTTCGATCGTGTCGCATACTACTGTTGCACCAATCTCGTAATCTTTGAACTGACGAGAGAATACAAGAGTCCGTTTTACAGTCGCGACTCGCTCTTCATTGCTAGGATCGAGTCGGCGGCGAGTAATCTGGTTTGGCTCAACAACATCAAACTTGCTGATGATCGAGCCATCATACATAAGTACGAGCGGTCGATCCTCATCAACCACAAGTCGGCGTACCTTTGTCGGTGCGTTAGGTAGAGTGAATGTTTGACCCGGTGTCGCGATAGTGCCAAGGTTCTGGTCATTAGTGCGCGCCCAAGACCAGTTGATTGGGGAACCATCAGGGTTCTTTTCCGATTGGATTTCCTGAAGGAACATTCGAGCAAAGCCAAGAGTCTTAGCGATCTCTTTTTGACCGCCTGAAGTGGTGAGATCGATATCACGATTGAAGCGAACCAAATAAACGTCCTTGACGAACTGGTTTACTAATTCTTCGTTTGTCATGCTCGACCTCCCCTACTCACGCCGATTTTCTTTTTCTTTGACTGGTCATTGTTGGGAACTCGTGAAAGCGTAGGAATCGCTGATTTAGGTGTCGCGAAGTCAGCTGATAGATATTTCTGCTGACTTGGACTGAAATCAGGACCATCGAACTTCTGAAGTGCGATACTTGTCGTAAAGCCCTTCTTCGAGCCACCACGACCGCCGCCTCCACTACCCGAACCAACTTTGTACTTGGCTTTCTCACCACCCTTCGAGCTTTTACTTACGCCCTTTTCGGTCAGCTGTTGATCGTATTGATATAGCAACTGATACGTTTCTGGATCGTAATCTTCGCTCTCAGGATTACCCATCGCGCGCCATTCGCTCTGGCTTACCTCTGAGTATAGCTTAATTATCTCAGGAGGGTAAGAACCATTAGCAGTAACTTGTAATCGAGTGATTTCATCACGCATAGTTTGTCGTTTACTCTCAGGGACATCTTCCTTGCCCTCAAGTTTTTGAAGCTGGTAGCGGTACCCGAGAATAGCCTCTTGGTAATCACCAGACTCAGTGCGAGCCTTGATACCATCTTCAGTTACCGGCACACCTTCTTTGCGTAGGTTAGCCTGAAGTAACTCATCTTCGATGCTGGCAATAGTGCTATTTTTCGCATCAGGATCGTTTTGAGCCTTGGCAAGCTTCAGCTCAAGCCCCTTGATTGCGCCATCATAATCACCTTCATCAAGCGCGTTTTCGATTTCCTGATCTTTTATAGGAAGCTTCTCGGCTTTCATCTGCTTCTCAAGGCTCTTCAAGTCTTGAGCCTTATCGCGCTGGATTTCAGATTCATTAGTAGCATCACTCGAGTGAGTACCACCAGTGATTCGATCAATAAGATTCTGGCTAGTCTTGCCCTCATCTCGCTCAAGGAGCGCACCCAAGCCAAGCTTGTCGATAGTACGGTTCACTTCCGTACCGAAGTAATCTTTGGTGCCATCTTCGTTGGTAGCCTTGGTCAATGGCTTCTCTGCGCCAGAGATAGTGTTGCCAAGGGCATCGAGGTCATCGAGTGCAGCTGGAATAGGTCGGCGAAGTGTATCACCGATAGCTTTTGTTGCGCGATCACTGAAGTCGCCCTGACCACTGATAACCTCTTGTATAGGAGTGTTACCACCAAGGCTTCCCTCGATATTCATAAAGCTGATGGCTTGCTTGCCAAAATCATTCACGAACTGATCCACATCACCAGACTCAGCCATTTTCTGTACGTTATGCCCGACTACGATATTGAGTCCTGTTGGTCCGAAGAAACCTACTGGAATGTCGCCGATAGGTGTTTGTAGGTACGGACCAGCGAAATCTTCACCGTTATCATTGGTATCTTTCAACAATCCAGCCTGAGTCAGTACGGCACCAAGCACAAGCGTTTCACCAGTGTTCACCGCCGCCTTACCAAGTGCATCAACTACGCCTTGCATATCGCCACGACTAGCAGATTTTGCCAGAGTGAAAGCATTGCCGAGAACTGTCTTATCCGTAAATAGTCGGTTCAAGTTACCGGCTTGGTAGCTTTTGAACGGTACAGTCAAGGCGGTAACGATCGGACCAGCTTGAGGGAACTGTTTTTCAATAACCGATGCCACACTACGGAATACAGTGTTGAGCTTATTATCGTGCAAGTTGTTGGTGCGAAGGTGATATTGGTTAGCCTCATGCTTCTGAAGCTCGTTCGGAATCTTCTCGGTAACTTGAGTATAAAGATCAAGGTCATCACCTTTCAAACCAAGCTTCTGACCCTCTTGGCGTGCTAACTCGCGAAGCCTCTGGTCGCGCTGACCTTGGGTAGCATTTGTAGCAGCCTCAGTCATATCACCAACAAAACGACCAAATCGAGTACGTTTTGCATTATTCGCATCTGATCGAGTGTTCTTCTGAAGTTCACCCATGATGTCATCGACTTTACGGCGATCACCCCGAATTGAATCAAAGCTATCCCTCAGACCTTCAATATTGCCCTCGACTAACTTGCCGTAGTCGCCAGCGCGTGTTTCGCGGAACTTACCAGCCTGACCCGGTAGTTTGTTCAAAGCACGACCAATTAATCCACTAATGGCATTGGAAGCCGTATCCGAAGCTGAGGTTATGCCAGTAGTGATAACGTCAGCGGTTCGGCGGAGTGGTGAAGAAAGCATCGCCGTCTTGGTGCCTTGCGCGATGCGCGCGCCTGCTGTCGCGGCAGGTAGCAAGTCTTGAGAATACTGGAAGGCATCGCCCTGTTGGTATTCGTGAACTACTGTAAGCTTGTCGAGTTCGTCAATATCTGCGCGAACAACAGCTTCATCGACTGGTGCGCCAAGCTCAATATTCTTTTGAGCGGCTTCAAGTCGTGCGGTAATATCATCAATCTTGAGCTGAGTATTATCAGCCGCAGTAATCTTGCCAAGCAGTTCTGCGCGGATATTGTCTGGCAACTCTGCACCAAGTTTGCTTTGGATACGATCGATCAGATACCCCTGTCGCATCGCAGGTGGTAGGTTAGCGAACAATTCTTTCACCATTCGGAGGTCGCGACCGGCACGACTAGCGAATGATGATAAACCATCAAGTGCGTTTGTCAGCGCGCGGACTGATTCAGGGTTCCCTGCATCAAGACGACCAAGCCGTTCGACAGCGGCAACAGTTTCAAAGAACTCCTGAGGTGTCTTGATCTCTGGCTCTGAACGGAATACTGACTGAAGCTGAGTATCATCAAGCTCACGAACAGCTTGAGTGGCTGCCGCTTGAGTTTCAGCAATAATCGTTGGGTTCTTCTCTTTGAAGGTTTCGGCAACATCGAGGCGAGCCGATTCATTCTCAACGAGGCTGACAGCCTCACCGCGAACACGAGGCGCAGCCATTTGCACTTCTTCCTCGGCAGCGGCATTTGCAGCTCGAGCCATAGCCTCTTCAGCGGTAGCAACTTGGCTACCACCACGCTGAGGTGCAACACCGGCATCAATCAGCTCTTGAACGACATCTGCATCGGATCGAAGGGCAATGTTGCCCTGTGCATCAGTTTCAGCATCGGTGCGAGTGGATTGACGGAGATCACCTGTGGCAGCGACTTCTGCGAGGTCAGCTGTGTTTGGCTGAGCTTGAGCAGTTGCAACTTCAACCTCTGGTGCTTTTCGCAACGGTGCTTGGACAGCCTGACTGAAATCAGCCATTGGGACATCAACCTCACCTTGAGGCGAAGTTACATTTACAGGGGTGTCATCAGTCGCACGAGCAAGTGCCACTGGATTGGTAACATCAGGGATACGAGGTGTAGGCTTCTCAACTGGCAGTTGTTCCAAAGTAGCAAGTTCAGGGAAGTTTGGCTCTTGGATAGGTTCTTTCAGCCCACGACCTTGAGGAGTCGGTACATCTGTTGGCGGATTGTCGGTACCCTTCAAACCGGGTGCAACTTCCTCGCCAGCACCCTCAGCTTGTTTCGCGCCCGGTAGTTCTGGTGCTTCAATTTCAGGTGGTTCCTTTGAAAGTCGCGCATCGACATTGAACTCTGCACCAGCTTTGACGTTGGTAGGGATAGGAATCTCGTCAGCTTCCTGAGGGACTTCAGACAAATCAAACTTGCCCTTCGCAGCCTTCTTTGACTCGAATGGCAAAATCTTTGATGCGCCTGCGGTAAGCAAACCAGTCTTGGCTGCTTCGAGTGGATCGACATTATCCCAACCTCCGAGGTATGCCTGACCACCGACAGATGCACCAGCACCGACCAGCGCAGGTACAATCGCTGATTTACCTTCAGCGATAAGTGCTTTCTTCAATGCCTGTTTCGTAGCAATATCAACTGCGCCGTCTTTGATAAACTCGGTTACGCCTTTTTTACCAGCGGCGACTGCACCAGACTTAGCAAGCCCTCCGATACCCACAAAATCCAAAGGTGATAGTGCCAAGCCAAGATTTTGTAGGTTTCGGAGTTTTTGCTGTGTTTCAGGATCAAGCTTATCAAACTCTTCCTGATTCATGCCGACATCAAGACGAAGCCTCTGATCTGCAATATCTGCGGCATACGCATCATTGCCAGTGGCTTTCGCTAGTTTCTCGGTACCAGCAAGACCCAAGTTCAAAACCGAACCAGTAATAGGGATATAGCCAGCAACCTCGCCGACTTTATCCATTCCCTTCGCAAACTTATCAAGGTTTTCGCTGTCTTTACGAAGTCGCTCAGACTCCTTGCCAAGTCGCTCGCTGGTGCCACGACCATAAGCCAAAACTTCAGGATCGGCGTTCCAACCATATTTATCCTGATATTTTGTAGTTGCACGACCTCGAGCCTGAGCGATTGCGCGCTCTTCAGCAGCTTTACGATTGAAAACCTTATCGAATAAAGAATCACTTTTAGTTGAATCTTTGCGAGCTTGATCCAATTCGGCGGCAGCCATTTCGTCAAGTTCTTTCGTTACATTCGACCGAGTGTCTTTCGGCTGTTCAACTGGTTTTGGTTTCTGAAGTGTAAAATCAGACTGACTACCAACAAGAAGCGGATTCTTGGTTGGCTTCAATGGATCATCTAATACACCATTCCTGCTGAGCGGTTGGTTGAAGTTGAATTGCTGAGAGGTAACATTCGGAGTTTTTGGCAAATTGGAAGAAACCGCCTGCACATTTCTGCGCTTGCGATCTTCATCTTCCTCACGCTGGATTCGGCGATCATCTTCCTGATCCCAAAACGTAGCTTTTGAAAGGAGTTTGCTGAATATATTTGCCATTGAAACGACCCCTTTTGAGTTTTATTAAGCGGTCGCTCCTGCCAATTCTCGATCTTCTTTTCGTCTGCGACCAGCTACGAGAGAAGTTGGGTTAGCCCCTTCGCCGGTTCCACCAGCTCGGACATCAACGGTCATATCACCAGCACCAGCCAAGTAACTTTCCAAGTCGCCCGGGGTAAATGCAGCTGCCCGAGGTGTAAAGGCAGTAGAAGCCACACGAGTCTTGCTCGCAATCTCGTTATTGAGTTCGCCAGCACGCTGAAGGTTGGTATTTGCCTCGCCAGTTCGGTCAGCCTGACCAAAGATTTCAGCAAGTTTCTGGAAGTAGTTTTGACGTTTTGAGGCGATAGAACCTTCGAGCGCAGTGCGCTGGTTGTTTCGAGTTGTTTCAGCCTCAGCTCGGCGATCCTTATCTTCATCGCGGAATCGTCCAATAGCCTTATCAAGACCCTGAGCATTTGTCGCAAAGGTATCAGCAGCCTCACCAATATCTTGGTTAGCGGCGGTCGTAACCGCACGATCTGCAAGAACGCTACCATCACCTGACAGTGCGCCAAGCGCAGCTAAAGTACCGCGAAGCCCTCGGCGACCTTGAGCGGCGGCAATCAATGCGTTCTGCTTATTCTTTTGAAGATTATTGGTGTTGGTTTCTGACTGCTCAGTATAGTCAGCTTCGTTATTTGCAGCTTCTTTGCTGTATCGAGAAATCAGGGAATTAAATGAGTCATCGATATTTCGGTATCCAGTATCACGCTCGATATCAAGACTGCCAATAGCAGCATTGGTAGCATCAACGGCAGCTTGGTTCAACTGAGGTTTAGCCGGTCCAGTTGGTGCGGCAGGGGCGACAGTGCTTGCTCCTTGGACTTGACCTGCGTTCGGGTCTTTCCAGCCGTTTAGCTCAGCAATCTTTCGACCTGCTGCAATCGTTTCTGAATTGAATGGTGCGCCTGCACCTCCGTTCATAATCATCTCAGCAGCTTGATATGCTGATGGTGAGTATGGACCGACATAACTTGGTTTTGCCGCCATGATGACAACCCTCCTGTATTTTAATAATTCCCTGCTTTGCTTATCTAAATAATACCATAAACAATAGCGTTACAACATCTTTTCTAGTTGTGAAATCACGTCATCTATGTTATCGGGGTGAACCACCATAGCAATTGACCAATTATTGAGTTTTTCGATGGTAACTTCTTGAAGTGGCTGGAACTTGGCTTTTGCCGATCCTTTGCACTCGAACGCGCCCCACCACCCCTCATACAGCGCGATGACATCAGGACAACCAACTGGCACGAGTCCACGACCATCAACCTGAGTTTTGATAACATAACACCCCTTTTTCTTGAGGTACTTGATAAGTTTTTGCTGGACTTTTTTCTCAGGTGTCATTTGCCCTTACCTAATTTCTGCGCCCAAACATCGGTAATCACCGGTTGCTCAATCTGCCAAACACCGTCCTTGTTTTTATACGCATTAGCTGGTGCTTCAAGTGCATAACTGGTCAGATAAAGATCACCAAGGATTTTGATAGTTTCCACCAACTTACCATCAATCTGATCGAATATTTCAGTAATGGCATCAAAGTTGTGCTTCTCGTTTGCAAGAATCAACAGGTTCGCAGTAATAACAGATTTCACCATCGGGATTTTTTCATCACGCATGTACTCATTCCGTTCGACTCGAGCCTTCTGCTCCTGAATCAACATCGGGATATCTCGAGGTGCATCAGCCATTTTCTTTAGCGTTTCGCGTAGCGTAAGCGTTACGAGAACCTCCTGATCCTCGACAGGATCGGGATAGGCTCCTTCTTCTGGTAATGAAATAGGTTCGCCAGCTGGAAGCTCAGGGGCGGCTTCGCCGGTGGGGGCTGGTAGCTCAGCCTTGGTCTTGGCGTAGGGGAAGGTGATGTACGCGGTCGGATACTCGACCTTGACTGGCGTTTTTACCTGACCGTCAATTCGAGCAATGGCGAGTTTGATTGCCGATAACTTCGCATCGGCAGCGGCTCGAACCAGCGCGAACACCGAAGCCTCGGCACTGGAAAAGCTCCGATCCTTCTCGGCTTCGCAAAACGTATCCCACTGCCAGTCGATGACCTCGCGTAGAAAATTACCTAGTTTGCCTCTATCAGATTCCCCACTCACTCTCGAATATCCTTTCAAATACTGACTGTATCACGTTTGTGGTTACAGCGTTACCTGCCATTTTATACCGTTGCGTGTCGCTTATCGAGTCCAATTGTCGGGGAACCCCTGAAGCCTCTCGCACTCCAACGGTGTCAGTCGGCGGATTACGATCAGCTTCATCTCGGCTAAGTGCAATAAGAGGTTGCCTTCGTCCTCCTTGCATTGTGTTAAGTGTTGGCGCAATTCCTTCTGGTGAGTAGATGCGATCATTTGAATGAATGGGCTGGTTGAGTTGAGCAATGTGGTTTCCTGACCAGTTTGCGAATTGTCTGGCTGTAAGTGTACCCGCGACAGACCCTTCTTCAGCCGAGTCGGATTCAGGATTGTTTTCAACTGTTTGTCCGAGAGGAAATATTTGGACTCGGGGTGTTCCTCTAAGATTGCCGACAATGATGATGCGTTCGCGGTTTTGGGGGACTCCATGATTTTTGCTGTTAATAACTTGCCATTGTGCATCGTACCCCAACTCATCAATCGTGGCGATGATGGTTCGGAAAGTGTTTCCGTTGTCATGGCTGAGAAGCCCTTTAACATTTTCAAAGACGAATAGTCGAGGTCGTTTTGCTCGCAATATTCGCGCAAGGTCAAAGAAGAGTGTCCCTCGGGTATCTTCAAATCCGCCTCGTTTTCCAGCGATTGAAAAAGCTTGGCAAGGGAAGCCTCCGACAAGGACATCAAAATCGGGGAGTCCTTCTGCATTGATTTTTGTGATGTCGCCATAATTAGTTCCTCCAAATCTTTTTTGATAGACTTCACTCGCAAACTTGTCGATTTCGGAATAACCAACACAAGTCGGTTCTTCGGGTCCGAGCTTGCTGTGATGGTATTCACCAGAAAATCCTTGCGCGGCTCGAGCATCGTCAGACCCCTCGGCTGAATACCAATCTTCCTGAGCCTCTTCTTTTCGGGCGAGCGCACTTCGGTAAGCATTATGTATTCCAATTTCAAATCCTCCTATTCCGCTGAATGTGCTTAGATATTTCACGACCAATCCTCCTCATCTTTCGGTTTTTCTTCTTCGACCACTTCGGCATTTACGCTGGTGCTGATCTTCACTACCTCAGAATCAATGCGCTTCCAAAGCTCGACTCTGACGTGAGTGGTGCCGTCATGCGCGCTAACTGATGATTCGCGGAACTCATACTCTTCACCGTACTTCGGGTGATCGAGTCCAGCTTTTTTACGCATGGCTTCTTTGAGCTTGCGAATCGCCTCTTGCTTCTGGAAGCGGTAGTTCGCGAGCATCGTGCCGAATGGTGTGCGCTTCTTCATTCCCACACCTCCGAACTGTGATTGATCGGATTGATATTATTCTTGCGGCAGTTTTCCTCGAAGCTCAGCCATTGCAAGTTACCGGCGACATACCCGAGATCAGGATTGATTCGATCCACTGACGGCGCGAGGTGCAATGGGAATCCTTCGGCGCACCAGTCAAAATAAAGTGCGATGAATACGTTGAGGTTTTCAAAGTCTTTGCACCAAGCGAAAAACTCTTCACGCTCCATGATGCCCTTCGCCTGCGCGTTGCTCGAATTGGTAGCACGACCATCATGGCGAGCAAGCATATGATTGTACCGGCATTGCCAGATGCGTATGAAATTGTATTGGCGTTGGTCTTTTTCCCACGCTTGTTTTTTTTCTTCGGTCGTCATTACCATTCCCCCAACTTTTCCTGACGTTCTTCTTGGCTCAGCGGTTCGAGTTCCATGTTGCTACCCTTCAACCGGTACAGACCAAGGCGACCACTTGAGTTCGGCAACAGCTCCATTTCGTAATCACCCGGCATAGCGTACATCTTCACGACTCGCTTATCAGCATCACGAGTGGACTTGCGCTCGAAGCCTTTGTCGTCCATTGCGCGCCGAAGCACGTTGATCGAACTCGGGCGATAACCATGCTCGAGGCACCAGTTTTCGTAATCAATGCGAAGCACGTTGTAATTGGTAAAGCCTTTGATGTCTGAGGCAACCAGCTCATCTGCGTATGTCTGCGCGGTGTTCGCATCGGTGTCGTATTTCTCTTTCATCACGCGAGTGGTTTCACTAAAGCTGAACTCGTAATTTTGTTCCTTCAATTTCTTGGCATACGCAACCATCTCGCCTATGAATCGTTCAATGAACTCGTTGGTGAAGGTTTTGTCCTCGAATGTTTCGTCAGGCTTGAACTGATTTTGAAAAGGGATAACGAGTGTTCGGCGGCGCGCTCCATAGCTTTTGTCGCCAAAAGTAGGAATATTGTTTGCCGAGAATATGTGATGTACGTTCCCTTCGATTTCGACCATATCTTGACTGTGGAACTTGTGGACTGAGAAGTTTTCATGCGTGCCAATGCTCTTATAAGTTCGAGTGTCCTCAACGAATCCTTCTGAAGATTCTTTGCAGATGTTAGCAAGCTTTCCATTGAGTTGGGGGGTATCTCGCTCATCTTCGAGCTGCTTGACGGTGATCTCAGTGAGGTATGGTCCGAAGATTTTGTACAAGAGGTGTACGAGCGTGGATTTTCCATTCGCTCCGCCTCCGAGATACCAGATGACTCCTGTTGGTTTTTTGTGCATGATGATCGGTGCGACTGATTGCATGATGTCATCGTAGACCCCCTTATCTTGTTTTGCTAAATCCATAATGAACGGAATCGGCTCAGAATCACCACTCGGTTGCCAGTCCACGCGGTACACACAATCTGACGGATCAACCTCGGAATCCCAATCCAATTTCTTCATATTCCAAACAGCACCACCAAAATCGATAAGGTGGGCGCGATCACTCAGGTCTTGCGCGGTCGTGCGGAATAAGTGTTCGAGGTCGGCGATTGTACTCTTATTGATACCGAATCCGAATTGTTTATAGCAGGCTTCAGCGAACAAATCAGAAGTCATCTCGTGCCACTTCCCATTGATCTCAATAATGACCGATCCTTTGAAGCGAGCGATTCGGGTCGCCTTCTGCATGACCAGCGCGCGCTTTGCTTTGACCGGTAGATTCTCATCGACTGGTGCTTCACCTGCTGGAATAAGTCCTTGCTTATTTGTCATGCTTCACCACCTTCAAAATCTTCGCCAGATTTTCTTCAGTGATTGGCGATTTGCCCGATCGTACTCGGCTCAAATAGGCGACATCAATACCAGTCCGCCTAGATAACTCACGAAGAGGCATATCCCCAAATACACTTCGATCCACCTTTTCGTGAATGATCTTTTTGACTGTTATTTTTCTATTCGCCACGAATTATATACCCTCGCTTCTACAATGCCTTTGCCTGCATTGTTGTTTCAATATACAACAATGCTAATGCAAAACACAAGCCCCATATATAGCAATTTTTCGAGCCGTCCTACACTAGACTACTGTTAGGCACCGTCCTGCGGAGGCTGTTCCATTAATTGACGAAGCTCCTCGAGTTCTGCCGCCCGAGTGGGTAGATGGAAGAGCAGCGTCGGTCCGAGAGCTGGTCGCGCCAGTCGGCGCAGTCGCACGCGCTCCGCGAGGTGCGGATACTCATCGAGGTAGCTGACGTTTGTAGTGTCGGGTTCTTTTTCCATAATTTCAATATAGCATAAGAACGAAAAAGCCCGACTCATTCTGCTCGAAAGCTTCTGAATCGGGTATCAGTGGTGTCGGGTATGAACCGTCCTTACCGTATTCGGTCGATCACCTTTGCTTTACCGAAAGCCCCGGCGAGTGATCTACTTATTCATAATATCACATGGTCGAGGGTACACGTCAGCTTTTATGGCGGAGGTAAAAAAGTCCCGAAAAACCCTCACGCTTTTGCAATGTTACGTTCGGTGGAAAGGAGTACACCCATACCCTCGATTTGGCAGTGAAAGTGCTGGTGATCCAAGAGGGATCGAGCCTTGGTCATTTGCCATATGCTTATTGTACTAGGCGGCGGCTTTTTGAGATAGTGGAAGGGTGAGGTATATTAGGACATAAATAGGGGGTTTGTCAAAAGGGTAAAAAGTGAAAAACTTTTCGTGGGTGATGTATAAGCCTCATGCGGCACCACTCCATACCCTACCCCCCCACCTCGCAATTTTTTTCTGCATTTTTCAGCCCTTCGCGCCCCCTCCTCCCACCCCTCCCACCGGGTACCTACCCTCTACCCCTGTTAGCACATGATATATACATGGTCTTATGTCGCACAACATATATTGTGCGACCCATAGCCACCCCTGTTGTAGACAATCACGATTCGGATCGATCCAAATTGTAGACACTTTGCTGCTTGGTTTTTAATAAAAATATATGAATGTACGTTTATTATTTTTTTCAGAATAGGTCATACCAAAGTGTCTACAAGCGTTTATCTGTTAGAACGTCCGTTTGTAGACAACCACCCACCAGATATAGATTTGACGTATACCCTTATCATTGCATAATAAAATTGTAGACACTTATAACTGTCTACAAAGTGTCTACAATCCATTTTCTATTAATTATTAATAATGGCTATTGATAATTAATAATCCATCGTGTACAATGAAATGCAGAATCAAGTTCAACCGATTCAACCAGCTAGAGCGAAACGCCAAGCAACCGAACGACAGAACAAGATTCAACCATTAACAATATAAGTTACTGTACCGGCTCCGCTCAACGCTGAGTAAACAGCCACAAAGACCACCAAATGCAAATTATCGCATGGTCAGGCTGAACAGGTGCAAGCCCTGCAATGCGTACTCTTAGGGTGGGCGGCGCGGATACAGTAACACAAAGAAGGAGAATGTGATGCGTAAAGCTGAGCGGCAATCAATCATCAATATAATCGAAGGCTATTGCGACATAGACCAGACACCGGCTGACCTTGCCAAAAACATACTAAGCCTGAAGATATCGAATATATGGCACTTGAGTTCTACTATACCGATGACTGGAAAAAGTATTTATACAAAGACCAGATCGCCGAGTTGGAACCACGAAGGATCGAACTCAGTGGGGCTTACCCTTTCAACGCAGGGTCAGGCTCAAACGAATCCGGCTTAGTAGGATCGCCCACTACCAAAAAACAATAAATTAAAAGGAGGGCACAATGTCAACACTAGATGATTATCAGCTAGAGTTCGAGCAAATGCCATTCCGATTAACCCGATTACCGGGTGGGAAGGACAGTAAAATGTCTAAATCAAATCAACCTAAGGTCGAAGTACCGGCTAAGAGCTACAACAAAACTCGAGGCGAACACTTCAAAGATATGGTGATTGTCGCCCTAGTGGTCGGAATCATCGCCTTCGGACTTGGTTTCAAGTTCAACGCGGATCGGAACACCGAAATGCAAAGCGCAGTCAAGGCAGCGCAGACGGCAACAGTTCAAGCTGAAACCGTAAAAAAATAGAGGGGGCTGCACCTACATCAGAGGTTGCAAGTTTGCCCCCTAGCACACCAGTTCAACCGCTAAGCCCTTGCGATGCGATGCGCGCAGAGATTGGCAAGTATGCCGATTGGAACGCGAACATCATGCAGGCAATAGCTCAAGCAGAGAACCGGGCTTGCAACCCTCTCAAGCATAACGAAACGGCAACCGAAACACACCGCGATGCAAATGGCAATGTGATTTGTGTCGGATCGTATGGCGCACTTCAAGTCGGCTGCTTGCACTACGCAAGCGATGAGGATCGAAACGACCTCGCAACAAATATAACAGTTGCACACCGGGTATGGCTCAACCGCCAAAAATGGGGAAACGGATATGAGGCATGGACGATGTACACGAACGGAACTTATCGGGAGTTTCTAAAATGAGTATGGCACCAGCAAAACCACTAAAAGGCATAGCTCGAAAACCAATGCGAAAACAGCTTCGCAAGCGCAAAATCATCAAAGTGAATAAACGACAGAGGCGGCAGCGCAATGGTCGGTAAAATATTCACCGCGATATCGATCCCTGGCTGGCTGGCACTAGCACTTATCCTGATCGATTGCATTTTCTTCAATAGTAAACTAATAATAGGAGTTCTGACGAGATGATAAACCTGTACGAATATCAGAAGCGATACCTCGCCGATTTGCCGGTCCGTAGCATCATGGCTGCTGATACCGGTACAGGTAAGACGTTCATGGCGTTGGCTCACTATCAGCGACACGCCGCTGGCGCGCCACTGTTGATACTCGCGCCTGCCTCGAAGATTCGCACCGAGGACTGGGAGCGCGATATTACCGAGTGGTTCGGTGAAGGCAATGAGCCTGAGTACGCAATATATAGTTACGAGCGATTCAGTCGCAATCCGACCAACAAACAATTCCTAGCTGGTAAGCGCGCAATCTGGCACAGCTACGCACCGAAATATGGTGGCAAGCAATATGCTGTCATCTTCGATGAGGTACACCGGGCAAAAAATCCACAATCAGGAATCGGCAAAGCTGCATACTGGTGTGCGAAAGATGCGAAGTTCTTTGTCGGACTTTCAGCAACACCACTGCCAAACGGTTGGATCGATTTTGCGAACTACTCAAAGATTTGGGGATTCACAAAAGGTATCACTGACTTCAAGGATCGATACTGCGACATCGTAACCTACAAAGGATTTCCAGAAATCAAAGGCTACTGGCGCGAAGATGAATTGATGCAACAGTGGCACTCGATATCGAAGAAGCTCACCAAAAAGGAAGCACTCGACTTGCCTGACCGAACATTCATTGGCGTTGATTTCAAACGACCAGCTGACTATATGAAAACGATGCTGGACCGGCGCAACGCTAACGGCGACCTGCTCGACACCGCCTCCGCGCTGGCACACGCCCTGCGCCAAACCCTCACGCAGCCGAAGCTCGACTACCTCGCTGACATCATCGAAGGCACTGACGAAAACGTAGTGATCTTCTACAACTACGTTACCGAACGCGAAGCCATCATTTCATTACTAGAGAAGAAATTCAAAGACCGCCCGATCATCAGGCAGGACGGCGAGAAGCACGAAGTACCTCGCAAAGCCGATTGGGATAAGGTCAAACGATCCATTACCGTTTCACATTACAAGAGTGGATCGACTGGCGTTGAGATGACATACGCCACGCAGGTAATATACTTCAGCCCGACATATAGCTACGCTGAGTACCTGCAATCAATCGGGCGCGTGTATCGAAATGGTCAAGCGAGTAAAACCACCTTCTATAATTTCCGTACACCGAACTCAATCGAAGCAGATATATATACCGTCCTGAAAACCAAGAATGATTTTCAGGTTGCACAATGGCTAAAAGTAAAGGAGGAAGAATGAGTTTAGATGTATCATTGGTTGATCCGACTTCAACCTATCAAACTGATGATTTGTACACAGCAAACATCACACATAATTTAGGAACAATGGCTGACAAAGCTAATATTTATTATGCTTTGTGGCGACCAGAAGAAAAAGGCTGGAAATTTGCAAAAGACATTATACCTATTCTTAAAGATGGGTTGGCTGAGCTTAAAAGACGACCAGCATATTTTGAAAAGTTTAACTCTTCAAACGGTTGGGGTTTGTATGAGAACTTTGTGCCGTTTGTTGAAAAATATTTAGAAGCTTGTGAGGAATATCCCGAAGCTAGAATTGAGGTATCGCGATGACACGATTAGATAAATTACTAACATATTACAATAAGACACGCCGCGCAGGTCATACTACGCTTATGGTCGAGGGTATGAACTTTGAGCGCAATGCAATCATACTGTTCGGATCGTACCGACACGCGCAACAGGCATTTCGTGAAGCGTTGGATCGACACGATGTTGAAGAACTGAAACCAAATTTTGCTCAGTTGCGAATCGGCAATGTTCGGTTCAAAGATATAAGCTTCCTAGATAATATCGATGAGCGTATGCGTGGTATGCGCCAAGAAGATTTCCCACCAATCATCGTGGATCATTTCGCACTCACTATGCTTGCTGATGAACACGCTGCCGAACATATATGGCTTGGGTTTAATCACTCGCAAGAAGGCGACAATGGTGAATACTGGTCTGATGCTCATGTTGGTGGCAAGCGATTAAGTGAGGACGAAAAGAAAACACAAGTGATTCGTGATGTTCTCGAATTAAAAAAGTATTAAGGAGGTTTTATGTTTTACTGGTTGTTCAAACGATATATGTGCCGACTTACAAAAGAATTCGAGTTGAAATATCAGGATCGGTTTGATCGTTCAAGTTATTCAGAGCGCGAGCGTATGCGAACTGATTGGTATTGGTTTCAATACCTAATATTTGAGGACGATAAAAAGCCAACTCAAAAAGAACTTGATGATTTTGAGTTACCAAAAACTAATGTAGTTTATAAGAAGGAGAATCGATAATGAAAGATTGGCAAAAGTTTTTTGCAAAGAAAATAGACACCGAGGAATATTACATTTCGGTGCCTACACAATATGATATGTTCCAGTTCCGCGTTCGATATGTGAAGCACAATGGCTACACACTCATTCTGCCTATCGATCACGAGGAAGGCGAGCTGAGTCCGTTCGGTAAGATGTTTATCGACTGGTTCAAATTCCGAAGCGATTTCAACACTCGCTATGATCGTAAAGGCTGGTGGAAGCCGGTACGTTTCAACCGTAAAAAGAAGCTGGTCATCTGGGCGGTCAGTAATATCGACAAAGCTTATACACAATTCAAGCAGGAAATGATTGACAATCCTATTAATCAGTAGTAATATTTAATATAGCAAAGCAAGGGTAAAATTTATATGAAACAGCAAGAAGCAATCGATGTCATGCTCAGCGGTAAGAACGTATTTCTTACTGGTGAACCGGGTGCAGGTAAAACATACACCCTGAACCAATTTATCGAACAGGCTCAGGAACTCGGCAAGCGCATAGCAATTACGGCATCGACTGGTATTGCTGCATCACACCTTGGCGGTACTACGATCCATTCATGGAGCGGACTTGGTATTGCTGACTCAGTTCGCGATGACGAGCTGGATCGTATGAGCTGGAAACCACAAATCCAAGAACGATACAACCGTTGCGACATTCTGATAATCGATGAGGTTTCGATGCTTCATGGCTCACGCCTTGATATGGTGGATCGAGCCTGCCGATGGATTCGACATAATGAAAAGCCATTCGGCGGCTTGCAGGTAATCCTAGTCGGTGATATGTTCCAACTTCCGCCGGTAACACGCGACAGCTCAGAAACCGACTACGCACATACTAGCAACGCATGGCGAGTCGCGGAGCTGATGCCCTGCTATCTTACCGAACAGCACCGCCAAGGCGCGGACGATAAGTTGCTGAGTATCCTGCGCGATATGCGTAATGGTACGATCAGTGATACTGCGAAGGCTATGCTTCAGGAACGAACGCAGGAAGCACCCGATGACTCGATCACGAAACTCTACACGCACAATGTCGATGTGGACACCTTGAACAATAATAAGCTGGCTGAGCTTGAAGGTGAGTTGCATACTTACCGAATGACCAGCAAAGGCAAAGACTGGCAGGTTGATAAGCTCAAAAAGAACCTGCTATGTCCTGAAGATTTGAAGCTTCGGGTTGGCGCGGAAGTAATGTTTGTCGCCAATGATTTTGAGGCTGGATTCGTCAATGGTACGCGAGGTCAGGTGATTTCGTTCTACGATGGCGAACCAGTGGTACTCACTACGGACGGTCAGCGAATCCAAGTCGAAGAACACACTTGGCGACAGTTCAATGAAACCGGTGAGTATGTAGTCGCTGAAGTATCGCAGATACCCCTACGCCTCGCGTGGGCGGTAACAATCCATAAGTCGCAAGGCATGAGCCTCGATGCCGCTGAGATCGATCTAAGCAAGGCGTTCGTACCGGGAATGGGCTATGTTGCCCTGAGTCGGGTTCGATCCCTTGATGGTCTATACTTGGTGGGACTCGGACCACAAGCATTGCAGATGGATCGCGATATATATGAGTTTGATAAAGCATTAAAGCAAGGAAGGAGCGTATAATGCCAAAACCAATTAATGAAAAGGGCGTGAACGTAACATTCACCCTGACACCTGATATTGTGAGCTGGATCAATCGCCAAACTGCTATGGAAGATTTGAATCAGAGTCAGCTGGCTCGAAAGATTTTCCGCAAAGCAATGGCGGACGAAGCGAAAACTAAGCTTACCAAGAATGGTAAGAAAGGAAAATAGTCATGGTTGAGATAGTAAAGGCAACACCACAACCACCAAGCAAGTTCCTGATTATCGGCGAACCGTTCAGTGGTAAGACAACTCTGGCTGCGAAAGCACCAGCACCGTTGTTCCTATCGACTGACGGCAACGCCGCCAAGTCTGGACTTGCAGCGGTGAATGTGAAGTCAGTTAGCGATATCCGCGAAACTCTGCAACTGTTCGTTGATAGCAAAGAATACAAAACTTTGGTCATCGACACCATCGAAGGCGTTAGCGATATTTTCGCTGATGAAACACTCGCTGAGTTCAAGGCGATGGGAATGAAAGGCGAAGGTGGTCAGCCACTCAAAACCCTGACTGATCTTGCATGGGGCAAAGGCACTGGCGCACTCAATAAGAAAATTGATGCGTTTGCCGATGCACTGGCTGGTATCAAAAAGAACGTCATCGTACTGAGCTATACCAAGCGACAGATGGACGATGTTAGCGGATCGATTATTCTCGCCAGTGAGCTGAAGAATATCCGATATGTTACTCGCTTCATGGACGCGCAGGTCATCGCAGCGTATGATGGCGAGAAGCACTCTGCTCAGCTGATCCACAAGCGTGAAATCATGGCTGGCAAAGTTGAATATGGTGAGATCGAGGATTTTCTAACGGCTATCGGTTGGGAGCTTCCCAAGAAGAAAGTCAAGGTTGGGAAAGCCCAAGGTCGCTAAATAAAGTAATAAGGCAAAGGAGTATATATCATGCCAACGCGAGCAACATTTACTGATGAAGTGAAGGAAGAGAAATCTTTTAACTACTTCGAGCAAGGTGTCCACAAAGTTCAGATCAGCGGTGTCGAATTTGGCTTCACCGAAGATGCTGAAGAAAAAGAATTCTGCGAAATTACAGTTGTCGATCCTGACAATGGTGAAAAAACCGATAAGGTTCGCCTTTGGTTTCACACGCCGGGCGCGCAGGGTTACTCATTCGGTATCCTTCGCACCATCTTCGTTCACAATGCTGACGAAGATAAGAAGGACGGTATCCGCGAGAAATTCAACGCCATCAAAGGCACTGAAGAACTCGAAAAAGCCTGCAAGAAAATGCTACCGGGCAAAGAGTGCTGGTTCTCAATCTATGAGTCTGACACTCGCACATACACCGATGAATCTGGCAAGACTCGCAAGAGCTTTGACAAAAACATCGCTGGTTACGAACTCAAACCAAAAGTTGTTAGCACAACTGTAACAGTCGGTGAAGGTGCTGGTAAAATCGAAGGCACTCCTGACGATAGTGGCGAACAGCCATTCGGATTCTAATATGAGTAATAGCAAAGGCAACGTAGTCGGCACCGTCATCTTATTGATGGCGATGCTGGCGGCACTGATATTCTTCAGTGTAAATATAGGAAGGAATCTCGAGATGGATAAAAAAGCAGAAGCATCACAAACCGAAGGCGCACGTTTTATTCTCAAGCCATATACCGGCGTAGGATCGGGCGTGTACAAGCATGG